CAGACAAGTTGTTGCCGGTGTTGTCGTGGGCTCGGATGACTGTCACGGTGAACCAGTTTGAGAATGCGAAGTTTGATCAGCGGGGTTTGCTGTTTGATTGTGTGCCTGCTGTGACCCGGAAGCATGTGTTGACTGCCGAGTCTGGTTCGATTGTGTCGTGGGAGTATGTGAGGGATGCCCCTAAGGCTACTTCGGTGGTGGTTGGTGGCCGCGGCGAGGGCAAGGATCGGCTGTTTTGTGAGGATGTTGATTCGATGGCCGAGGGGGATTGGTTTGATCGTGTCGAGGTGTTTAAGGATGCCCGTAACACGGATTCTGAGCATGTGCATCTCATCGATGAGGCTGAGCAGGTGCTGTCCGAGTTAGGGGCCACGTCGGGGTTTAAGATCGAGTTGGCTGAGTCGGATGTGTTGCGGTTTGGGCCGGGCAATCTGATGCCGGGTGATCTTATCTATGTGGATGTGGGTTCTGGCCCTATTGCGGAGATTGTGCGGCAGATTGATGTGGAGTGTGATTCGCCTGGTGATGGTTGGACGAAGGTGACTCCTGTTGCGGGGGATTATGAGGATAATCCGTCGGCGTTGTTGGCTCGCCGTGTGGCTGGTTTGGCTGCGGGTGTGCGGGATTTGCAAAAATTCTAATTGTTAGGGGTTTGTTGTGGGTATTGTGTGTAAAGGGTTTGATGGTGTGTTGACCGAGTATGATTGGGCTCAAATGTCTGGTCTGATGGGTAATATGCCGTCCGTTCATGGCCCGGATGATTTTCGTGTCGGCACTACTGTTCAGGGTGCCACAGTGTTGTGTGAGGTTTTGCCGGGGCAGGCTTGGGCTCACGGGGTGATGTGCACGTCGAATAGTGTTGAGACGGTGACGGGGCAGCTTCCGGGCCCTGGCGAGACTAGATACGACTATGTTGTCCTGTCTCGGGATTGGGAGCAGAATACGGCCAAGTTGGAGATTGTTCCTGGGGGGCGTGCGGAGCGTGCCAGGGATGTGTTGCGTGCGGAGCCTGGCGTGTTTCATCAGCAACTGTTGGCTACTTTGGTGTTGTCGTCTAACGGGTTGCAGCAGCAGCTTGACAGGAGGGCTATAGCGGCTCGTGTGGCGTTTGGGGAGTCTGCTGCGTGTGATCCTACCCCTGTGGAGGGTGACCGGGTGATGGTTCCTTCGGGGGCTGTGTGGGCTAATCATGCTAACGAGTGGATGCTACTGTCTCCGAGGATTGAGACGGGCGCTAAGTCGATCATGTTTGGCGGGTCTGCTGTGTATGCTTACACGATCCCGTTTGCCCGCCCGTTTAGTAGTCCGCCTGTTGTGGTGGCGTCTATGGCTACGGCGGCTGGGGGCACGCAGCAGATTGATGTGAAAGCCTACAATGTGACTGCCAAGGATTTTGGTTTAGCGTTTATCACGAATGACGGGTCTAAACCGAATGGTGTGCCTGCGGTAGCTAACTGGATTGCTGTCGGCGTGTAATGCGCTGCTTGTGTGTGCGGGATATGTTGTGGTGGTTGTAGTGGTAGGGGGCTGTAGTGTCATGGCTTACACCCACACTCGTAGCCTCTATTTGTACCGCTATCGCTACTGTCCTTGGTTCGATTCAGGCGGTTACTTACAGGTCGAAGAAGAGGCTTAGGCAGTTGTCTGCACAGGTTGATGCGATGGAAGAATACACATGGAATATTCGCCATATTGTTCATCGCTATAACGCGAATTTGCCTGAGAATGTTGAGCCTGTAAAAATGCCTGATTTGCCCGAGTTTTTGAAGGATACTGTTGATAGTGGTGGGGGGTGAATTGTGAGGGAGTTGGAGGAAGAGAAACGGCAGCGCCGCAATTTTGAGAAGGTTTCATTGGTGTTGCTGTTTTTGTCGCTTGTGCTACTGGTGGCGATGGCTGGGGGTGCTTTGCGGTACGGGTCTGTGGCTTCCCAAAGGGATTCGGAGCAGGCGAGGGCCCAGTCGAATGGTACAGCCGCTAAAGGGTTGGCCAGCCGTGTGAAGCGGGTGTGTGCTTCGGGTGGCCAAGAGTCGGTGCGGCTTCACCGGTCTGGTTTGTGTGTGGATGCTCAGCGTGTTGAGCGGAGTGTGCAGGGTGTGCCGGGTCCTGCCGGTGTACGGGGCCCGCAAGGCCCTGCAGGCGCTGATGGTCGGGATGGTATTAATGGTTCGGCTGGGCTGGTTGGCCCTGTTGGTCCGCAGGGTTCTCCTGGTTTGAATGGTGTGAAAGGTCCTGACGGGTTGCCTGGCGCGAATGGATCGGATGGCCATGATGGTGTTCTGGGCCGTGCAGGTGCTGATGGTCGGGATGGTTCGGCCGGTGAGCGCGGTGATGTGGGCCCTTCAGGTCCTGCCGGCCCGCAAGGTGCACAGGGTGAACGGGGTGAGCGTGGCCCCGCCGGTGTGAACGGATCCGATGGTAAAGATGGCAAGGAGGGCCGTTCTGTTGTGTCTGTGTACTGTTCCGAGGGCCGCCTGGTTGTGAAATATAGTGACGGTGTGGTTTCTACCGTGTCGGGTTCGGTGGCCTGCCAGGGTGTGAAACCGTCACCTGTGGTTACTGTGTCATCCCGTAGGTGAACAATAGGGGAAAGGTGTTACTGGTGTTGATTGTGGTGTTTGGTGGTGGTGTGTTGTGAGATACATTCCTGCGGCGCATCACTCGGCCGGTTCTAATAGTCCGGTGAACCGGGTTGTGATTCATGCGACGTGCCCGGATGTGGGGTTTCCGTCCGCCTCGCGTAGGGGGCGGGCGGTGTCTACGGCGAACTATTTCGCGTCCCCATCATCGGGTGGTTCGGCGCATTATGTGTGTGATGTTGGGGAGACGGTGCAGTGCCTGTCAGAGGGGACTATTGGGTGGCATGCCCCGCCGAATCCGCATAGTTTGGGTATAGAGATTTGCGCGGATGGGGGTTCGCACGCCTCGTTCCGGGTGCCAGGCCATGCTTACACTCGTGCGCAGTGGCTGGATCCGCGGGTGTGGCCTGCCGTTGAGAGGGCGGCGGTGCTGTGCCGGCAGTTGTGTGACAAGCATGGTGTTCCGAAGAGGAAACTGTCTGTGGCCGATTTGAAGGCCGGTAAACGGGGTGTGTGTGGCCATGTGGATGTGACGGATGCGTGGCATCAGTCGGATCATGACGATCCGGGGCCGTGGTTTCCGTGGGACAAGTTTATGGCCGTAGTCAACGGCGGTAGTGGTAGTGAGGAGTTAACTGTGGCTGATGTGAAAGCCTTGCATGATCAGATTAAACAATTGTCTGCTCAGCTTACTGGTTCGGTGAATAAGCTGCACCATGATGTTGGTGTGGTTCAGGTTCAGAATGGTGATTTGGGTAAACGTGTTGATGCCTTGTCGTGGGTGAAGAATCCGGTGACGGGGAAACTGTGGCGCACTAAGGATGCCCTGTGGAGTGTCTGGTATTACGTGCTGGAGTGTCGTAGCCGCATTGACAGGCTCGAGTCTGCTGTCAACGATTTGAAAAAGTGATGGTGGTTTGTTGTGGGTAAACAGTTTTGGTTAGGCCTGCTGGAGCGGGCGTTAAAGACTTTTGTTCAAACGTTTGTTGCTGTGTTGGGGGTGACTGCGGGTGTCACGTATACTGCGGAGTCGTTTCGCGGTTTGCCGTGGGAGTCTGCCCTGATCACGGCTACGGTTGCTGCAGTCCTGTCGGTGGCTACATCGTTTGGTAGCCCGTCGTTTGTGGCTGGCAAGCCTAAAACCACGGTTGTGGATGCGGATTTGGTTCCACCCGACGATGGGGGCATGGTTGAGCCGCACTCGGTGGATGTGTCGGATCCTGGCATGATCGAGCCTGCAGACGATGTGGATGTTGCCGGCTATGTGCCGAGGCGTGCAGCCGAGTCTGAGGTTGGCACGGTAGATTCTACTGTTGCATAATTGAACATAGATGTGTGCCCCAGCGGTGCTGCCACGATTGTGTGGTGGTTGCCGCTGGGGCACTCTTTTTGTTTATGCGGTGTGGCTATGATTCGTTGCGGTCGATGGTGTCTTCGAGCATCTGATACAGGTGGAGGCAGGTAGAGATCGTATCGCTGGCCTGGTCTAGAGCGTTCCGGCCGATAACGTTTTTGTGGTTGTCGCGGTGGCGGATGATAGCCCACATGATATCGTCGGCTGCCGCCTGCAATAGTTTTGCCTGGTATGCGATTCCGGCGAGCCAGTCTAGTGCTTCCTGGCTTGCATAGGGGCTCTGGTCCTCGCTGTTGTCACGGGTGTTGCTGTTGTTTGTGGGGTGTCCTGCACTGTCGCATAACCACAGGATTTCGCTGCACTCGTCTAGCGTGTCCTGGTCGATAGCGAGATCGTCGAGGCTGACTTCGTTGACGGTAAGGTTCACGTTGTCGAGGGAGATGGGTACACCGTACTGGTTTTCGACACTGTCAACAATGTTTTCCAGCTGTTGCATGTTGGTGGGCTGTTGTTGGACGATACGGTGTATCGCTGTGTTGAGGGTGGTGTAGGTGATATTGTGTGTGTTGTTCATGGTTTTATCCCATCCCTGCGCTGTCGTCGTTTTCGTCTGGATAGTATCTACTGTTTGCGTATCCTGTGAGGGTGATCAGTGTTTGGTCTGCCCACTGTTTCACAGTCTGCCGGGTGACTCCGAGTCGTTGGGCTGCTGACGCATATGTTTGGTCATATCCATAGACTTCCCGGAATGCGGCTAGTCGGGCGAAGTGTTTTCGCTGTTTGGATGGCTGGCAGGTGAGGATGTAGTCGTCGATGGCTAGCTGTAGATCGATCATGGAGACGATGTTGTTGCCGTGGTGTTGTGGCGCGGTTGGTGGGGGTGGCATGCCCGGCTCCACACTGGGTTTCCATGGGCCGCCGTTCCAGATCCATTGGGCGGCTTGGATGATGTCGGCGGTGGTGTAGGTTCGGTTCACTGGTCATCCCCTGAATATGTTGTCGAGGTTGTCTGGGTTGCTGGTGTTGATGGTGTCGAATCGTCCGACGCAGTGGCAGTAGTCGTACATGAGTTTGATGATGTGTTGGTGGTCGCCGAGGTAGGTGTTGCCGCTGATGCTGTAGGTGGCTGTGCCGTCTTTACTGATGGTGTATTTGGCGGTGATGGTTTCGGGTGTTTCGGTGTTGGTGATGATGGCGGTGGTGGTGGCGCCTACGGTTTGTAGCCTGGTGGTTTGGGTGCCGTCGTCGAGGATGGTTGTGACCATGGGGGTTCTCCTTTTAAATGCTTGTTTGGTTGTCGGCTAGATGAATAATATCGGATAAAGGTTTCGGCTGGTCGAGGTGTTGTATGGTTTTGTTGGCTAGCCGTTTGGCTACCCTGTAGCACATTTTGATGTAGTGTTTGTTGTCTAGGTTGTGGTATTGTTCCCGCACCGCAATATATAGTAGGGAGTCTTGGTACAGGTCGTCTGCACTGATTGCGGGGTAGTGTGTGGCTACTTTGGTGCATGCCCGGTTGAGTGTGCGAAGATGATGGTTTGTGGCCCATCCCCACGATGCGGTGGTGGCCAGGTCTGCTTTTGTTGGTCGTCTGCTCATAGCACTATTTCATCTCGCTATCTGATAGTTGTTTGGTGTTTTGTTGTTTATAGTGTAGCACACTAGTCCGGGGTTGCCGGTGGTGCCTGTGCGGTGCCGGTACCAGACGGATTCTCCTTCCATGGATGGGCATTGGATGAAGGTGCGTTGTCCTTGCTCAGAGATTTCTAGGTGGTGCCGGTGCCCTGCCATCAGGATGTGGGATGTGGTGCCGTTGTGGAATTCTTGGCCGCGCCACCATTCGTAGTGTTGGTTGTTGCGCCATTGGTGCCCGTGGGCGTGTAGGATTTGTGTGCCTGCCACATCGACGGTGGTGGTCATTTCGTCCCGCTCAGGGAAGTGGAAGTGGATGTTGGGATACTGGTTGGTGAGCTGGTAGGCTTCTGCGATGGCCCGGCAGCAGTCCACGTCGAAGGAGTCGTCGTAGGTGGTGACTCCTTTGCCGAATCGTACGGCTTCACCGTGGTTGCCGGGGATGGAGGTTACGGTGACGTTGGCGCAGTGGTCGAACATGTGGACGAGTTGCATCATGGCCATGCGGGTGAGCCTGATTTGTTCCGTCAAGGGTGTTTGTGTGCGCCAGGCGTTGTTGCCGCCTTGTGACACGTATCCTTCGATCATGTCGCCGAGGAAGGCAATGTGGACTCGTTCGGGGTTGCCGGCTTGCTGCCAGTAGTGTTTTGCAGCGGTGAGGGAGCGCAAATAGTCGTCGGCGAATCGGCTGGTTTCTCCGCCGGGGATGCCTTTGCCTATTTGGAAGTCGCCTGCCCCGATGACGAATGCGGTTTTACTGTCTGTTGTGGTGTTGTCTGTTGTGGGTGGCTGCCAGTCGGCTAGCTTAGCTACGAGTTCATCTACAGGATATGGGTCTGTTGCGGGTTGGTGGTCGATGATTTTTTGTACGGATCGGCCTGTTTCCCCGTTCGGTAAGGTCCATTCGGAGATGCGTGTACGGCGTACAGTACCATTGGCTAGATTGTCGTCGATAGTGTCGATGGCGTTGTCATGGTTGGCTAGCTGTGTGAGTAGCCGGTCTATATTGTCTATCACTGGGTATCCTCCTCTTGCGGGGTGGTATTGGCTTGTTTGCGGCGGTAGTCTTTAATAACGGTGGCGGAGATGGGGTATCCGGCCTGGGTGAGCTGTTTTGCTAGCCATGAGGCGGGGATAGACCTGTCGGCGAGCACGTCTGCAGCCTTATTGCCGTAGCGTTGAATAAGGGTTTCAGTTTTGGTTGCCATGATGTCCTAGGGGTTGTGTGGTGGGCTGCCATCCTGTGCGGCAGTCGCCGTCGTGTCCTGGTTTGCGTGTGCACCATGTGATGGTGCCGTCTGTGTGGTTGAGTGTTTTGCCGCACATGACGTCACGCAAGTGCTCGGGCAGTACACTGTCATCCTGGTTGCCGGTTTGTGTGTCGAAGAGTGTTTTCTGGTTGGTGAAGTGTTCGGATACGGTGCCGTTGTGTACGGGTAGTATCCATGTTTTCCATTGTTGTTGTAGCCGTGTGTTCCAGTGGAATTGTTTGGCGGCGTTTTCTGCCTGTTTTATGGTTTTGTAGTAGCCGACTAGTATGCGCTGGTGCTGCTGGTCGGGCGGGTTTTGGCCTCGCCAGTATTGTGCCGCGACGGCGTAACGGTTGTTTTCTGTGAAGGTGTTCCAGCAGTATTCGATAATGTTGTTGAGTGTGTCGTCTGTAACATCTGTGTCGCTGTTTAGTGTTTCTTGGGCGATGATGTCGCGGATGGCTTGCCGATTTTTGGTGGTGGGTTTGAAGGTGATGCTCACGATAGTACCGGCTCGTCTTGCATGAACTGGTTGAATGTGTTGTTCCCGGCGTGTTGGGCTTGTGTGATGTCCTGGTCGGTCCAGTCTGGGTGTTGCTGTTTCAGATAGTGCCAGTGGCACGCATTGTAGGTTTCGTTTTGGAGCCGTTTGAGATGGTTTTCGGTGATGATGTGTTTCCACATTTTCCAGGAGACGTCGAGTCTGCGGAGCATGTCCATGGCTGGCACATTAAACGAGTTCAGGAAGAGTATTTCTTCGGTGTAGTATTCCTTCTCGTACTGGCCCCATCCGCTTCGGTGCCTGTTGGGCTGGTTTTTAGGGTAGGCTTCCCGGCATACTTTGTGCAAACGTTTGGCCATGTCTCTGGGTAGCCTAATGTCGGGGTTGGCGCGGATCATGGATCGCATCCCATCATAGGTGGTGCCCCAGGTGTGCATGATATGTAGTGGGTCTTCACCATCAGCCCATTTTTCTGCACAGATAGCGAGGCGGATACGCCTCCTAGCGGCCTTACTTGTGTCGCGGCGGCCGGGGATGGGGCACGTGTCGAGGGGATCCATGATGTTTTATATGCCTTTCTTTGTTGTGGTTGCTTGTGTGGTTTTACTGTAGCACAGTGTCTAGTGCTTGTGTCAACCCTGTTTTGCCGGCCTGCAGGTAGGTGTCTGTGACATCCCCAACTGTGAGGGGCACATGGGTGGCTTGCGGTAGTGCTTGGGCGAGTGTTTTTGCCATCTGGTGGCCTGCCGGGTCGGGGTCGGACCAGATGTAGATGTGGTCGTAGCCTTCAAAGAATTTGGTCCAAAAGTTTTGCCACGAGGTTGCGCCGGGTAGGGCTACGGCCGGCCATCCGCATTGTTCGAGGATCATGGAGTCGAATTCGCCTTCGCAAATATGCATTTCGGCTGCCGGGTTGGCCATGGCGGCCATGTTGTAGATGGAGCCTGTGTCTCCTGCCGGGGTCAAATATTTGGGGTGGTTGTGGGTTTTGCAGTCGTGCTGGAGTGAGCAGCGGAAACGCATTTTTCGTATCTCGGCTGGGCCGCCCCAAACGGGGTACATGTATGGGATGGTGATGCACTGGTTGTAGTTTTCGTGGCCTGGTATGGGGTCATTGTCGATGTATCCAAGGTGGTGGTAGCGGGCTGTTTCTTCGCTGATGCCTCTTGCCGAGAGCAGGTCGAGAATGTTTTCGAGGTGGGTTTCGTAGAGGGCCGAGGCTTTCTGGATTCGGCGGCGTTCCGCAATGTTGTATGGGCGTATGCTGTCGTACATTCGGGTTTTCTTTCTCTAATTGTTGTTGTAGTTTGGCGAGTCCGCCTCCGACACCGCATGTGTGGCAGTACCAGACGCCCTTATCGAGGTTGATGCTCATGGAGGGCTGGTGGTCGTCGTGAAGCGGGCAGAGGATGTGTTGCTCGTTTCGGGACGGATTGTACCGTATCTGGTAGGTGTCGAGGAGGCGGCGGGTGTCAGAGGTGTGGGAGGAGCTCGTTGAGGGTTGATACCACATAGGCTTCACTCCAGGGTTTGTTGCGCTGTTTCATGATGACGAGTCCGATAGTGGACTGGTTTTCGCGGTTTCGGTGTGTTTCGTAGTTGCGTGCCTCCCGGCTGGCTTGTCTCACGAATTCGGCGAGATGGGGCTGGCCCGCTTTCGCTTCTATCACATAGGTTTTGTTGCCGGTTTTGAGGATGAGGTCGCCTTCATCCTCTTTACCGTTGAGGTGGAGGCGCTCAATATTGTGTCCGGTGTCGCGTAGCTGGTGTAATAGTCGTGTTTCCCATTCTGCGCCTGCCCTGCGGTTGCGTGACTGTTGTGAAGCCATTATAGTCCTTTATGTTCTTGTGTCATGTTCCATGGCTGTTTTTCGACGAGTGGCCCGAAGAATGTGTATTCGGGGTAGGCTCTGAGTCTTTCGTATCGGGTGCCGTCGGGGCTGGATTTGCCTGTGCGCTGTTTCAATACGGCGATGCGAGCCTCGGCGGGGATGGATAGGCCGTTGCCATTATCCTCGCCACCATAAAGTGAGACTCCGAGGATGAGTTGTGGTTTTTCGGAGAGCCCGTTTTTGATTTCTCGCCGTGCTGGCGGGTGTTCTATGTCGGAGCCGGTTTTGTCGGTTGCGTGGTGTGTGACAATAATGGTGGAGCCAGTATCCCTGCCCAATGCTGTGATCCATTGCATGGCTTCTTGCTGGGCCTGATAGTCACTCTCGCAGTCTTGAATGTCCATCAGGTTGTCGATAACAATGATGGGGGGAAAGTGGTTCCACATTTCCATGTAGGCTTGTAGTTCCATGGTGATGTCGGTCCATGTGATGGGTGACTGGAATGAGAAGGTGATGTGTTGGCCGTGGTGGATGCTGTCTCGATAGTATTCTGGCCCGTAGTCGTCGATGTTGTGTTGTATTTCAGCGGTTGTGTGGATGGTGTTGAGGGAGATGATTCGTGTGGAGGCCTCCCAGGGTGTCATGTCCCCTGATATGTAGAGGGCGGGCTGGTTGAGCATGGCGGTGATGAACATGGCTAGCCCGGATTTTTGGCTGCCGGACCGCCCCGCGATCATGACGAGATCCCCTTTGTGGATGTGCATGTCCAGGTTGCGGTAGAGGGGTTCTAGTTGTGGTATGCGGGGCAGTTCGGCTGCGGTTTGGGAGGCTCTCTCGAAGGATCGTTGGAGAGAGAGCATCGGAGCCTTTATCTATCTATCGGTTGGATGATGTTTTGGTGGTCAGATGGAGTCGATATCGATGTCAGCATCAGTTGAGGCTGTGGTGTCGTCTAGCTGGCCGTTATCGCGTTTGTCTACATATTCGGCAACCTTATCGTAGATGGCATCATCAAGGGGTTTGAGCACGACCGCGTTGAAGCCGTTTTTGGTGCGTACGGTGGCGAGTTTGAAGGCCTGCTCCTCGCCAAGGTATGCCTCTAGATCGCGGATCATGGAGTGTGGGCGGTCGTTGTTGCCGCGTGCTTTCTCGATAATAGCGTTGGGGATGGTTTCTGGGGTGCCGTTGTTGAGATCGTCTAGGGTGTGGAAGATGGTCACATCGGCGTAGATACGATCGGCGACCTGTCCGCCGTAGCCTTCGGTGTTGTGTTCTACGTCGTGGACTTTGAAGGCGATGGCGGTGGCGTCCTGGTTTCGGGAGGGGTTGAAGAAGGTGCTGTTGCTGTTGTTGCGGTAGTTGGCGAGTCCCATTGTTGTTTCCTTTACTGTTTGTGTTGTTTTGTTTGTTGGTTTGTGTCGGTTTTTATCGGGTGAGGCTGTTTCGTTTGCTGCGGAAAGCCTCGGAAACGTCACTGTTACTGGTGATGATCTTTTTGTACTGTTTTAGAAGGTCGGCTAGCTGTGCTTTGCTGGTGGCTTCGTTGATCTGGTCAATGATGATATCGTTTTCGTTTGATGCAATGTTGTCTACGTAGTTTTTGGCTGCCTGGTTGTATCGGTCTTGGAGGATGATGGATGCGCTTGCTACCAGGGTGGCTAAATCCCAGTCTTTGGAGACTGTTTCGTCTTTGAGTCCGCCTAACAAGTCGATGATGGCTTGTTTTGCCTGCTCTGCTGTGTCTCCTCGGATGACGGTCCAGGGTGCGGCGTAGTCGCCACCATATTTGAGTGTGATCGTGAAGCGATCATTGTCTGTGGCGTGCTCTTCGGTCACTTGTTTTCCTTTTCTTTATTGTCCATTTGGGGTGGCTGTACAGTGGTTTCTACCGGGTATCTGTACGAGTTTTTACCGTTGACGGCCCAGCAGGCGTCTCGTACGGGGCATCCTTTACAGAGTGCTGTGACGTGTGGGACGAAGATGCCTTCACTGATTCCTTTCATTGCTTGACTGTACATGGATGATACATGCCGGTAGGTGTTGTTGTCCAGGTCGTAGAGTTCGGTGGATGTGCCTTGTGTCGGGGACTTGTCGTCGTTGCGGCTGCTGGCGGGTGTCCAAAACATGCCTTTCGTGACATGGATGTCGTGTTGGTTGAGCATGTACCGGTATGTGTGCAGCTGCATGCTATCGGCGGGTAGGCGTCCGGTTTTGAGGTCGAGGATGAATGTTTCGCCGGTGTCGGTGTCGGTGAAAACGCGGTCGATGTAGCCAACGATCTGGGTGCCGTCCTGGAGGGTGGTTTCTACCGGGTATTCGATGCCCGGCTCGCCGTCAATAACAGCGATAGCATATTCTGGGTGACTGTTTCGCCAGTGTTTCCACCGGTCAACAAAGGTTTGGCCGTAAACCATCCACCAGTCGTAGTCTTTCTTATGTGGCCCGCCCGACTCGCACATGTTTTTGCATATTCTACCGGAGGGTTTGATTTCTGTGCCTTCGGATTCGGCGAGGGCGACTTGGGTGTCGAAAATGTTTTTGAAGGATGAGAGTTTGTCTGGTAGTGCAGGGTATTCGGTGGGGTTGTACAGGTGTAGGTCGTATTGTTCGGTGATGTGGTGTATGGCGCTTCCGGCGATGGTGGCGTACCAGGTGTGGTGTTGGGCGTGGTAGCCGTGGGATAGGCGCCATTTTTCTCCGCATTCGGCCCACTGGGTGAGTGAGCTGTAGGAGATGTGGCCTGGGTGGCTGATGGTTTTGGGGTGTTGTGCTAGAGGCATTACTTGTCGCTTTTGTTCCATGGGTTGCGGGTGTCTTGACCGGCGTGGTGTTGCTGGTAGGCGAGGAGTGCGAGGCAGTGCCAGGCGGCGTGTGCCAGATGTGGTTGCCCGGATTCGTGGTCGAGGTTGTTGCCTTGCTGCCATGATAGTAGGTGCCGGTAGAGGGCGTCGACACTGTGGCTCCACGGGTATCCGCCGGTCCAGTTGTTGTCGCCGTATTTGGTGGCGCCGTATCCGGCCACTTCGCCTAGGGCGTGGAGGGCTGTGGGGTCGATGAGGGAGAGCCTGCAAAGTTTGAGTTCTTTTCGGGCACCGGTGTTGGGGTCGGTGTACATGCGGGTGGGCTCATCCATGGTGTGTGTGCTCCTTACGTGTGGGGTTACTGGTTGGGGTTGTGGGCGAGTGCGACGGCGAGAATAATGATAGCGAGGGTTTCAGCGATCAGTATGGGTGTTGTGATCATTTGGTGTCTCTGGGATTGTTGGTGAGTGTTGAGGCACCCAGGAGGGTGGCGAGGGCGCATGCGGCTGTGATGGCGAGGGCTGCCTTGTGTGGGGTGCCGGTTGCGTACATCCATATGATGATGGCGCCTTGGATCCAGGCGAGGCTGGTGAAGAACGTTTCGTAACTGTGCAACTCGATACTGTTGGGTGTGTTCATGCTTGCTCCTGAAGAATGGTGTTGATGGTTTTATAAATGTTGTACAGGTCGGTTTCGATAGATAACAGTTGGTTGATTTGGTGGTCGAGATCAATGTCTGGGTTGAGGGTGTTGATGCGGGAGGCGATGTCGGTGGCTGTGCGTAGTGTGCCGCCGGTGTGGTGAATGATGTGTGCTGTGTCGGCTAGTCCGGTGGTGACAGCGTAGTGGGAGAGGAGAGGCATAGCGGGGATGCTCCTTGGCGGGTTACTGTTGCGGGTTGATGTTGAGGTCGGTGACGTGCGGGTGGTCTTCTGTTCCGGTGACGAGGCAGTGGACGGTGACGGGTAGTTTGGATGCGCCGGGCTGTTTCGCGGTGGCGCCGTAGACGATGGAGAGGGTGTCTTTACCAATAATTTTGTGGAGTTGGAGGTCGATGTCGGGGTTGCCGTTCCAGTTGACACCGTGTGTGGCGGCCTGTTGTTCGGCTTTGCGGTTGCAGGTGTGTGCTGCGGTGATCATGGTGAGTCCGGTGGCGGTTTCTTCCCCCCTTGCTTGGGCTTGCTTGTGGGTTTTGGTCTGCTCGGCTTGTAGGGAGCGGACTGCTGCGGCCTGGCGGGCTTTCTTTTCGGCTTTGCGCTGTTGGACGGTTTTGGGGGTCCATTCGGTGTTGGCTGTGGTTGCTTGTGGTGCGGGCTGTGAGGCGAGTGGCGGATTGTCGTCTGGGGCTGGGAGGAAGGATGCTGCGGCGATGATGGCGGCTGTGATGCCTGCGATGGTGTAGCCTTTTTTCTTGTTCATGACTGTTGTACCCTTTCCGGGGTGTTGTTCGTTGCTGACATGATCAATACTTTCAGTGACTGGACCTCGTGTCAAGACTGCGCTCAAATGTTGTGAGCGTTTCTTGTGTGGCTAGGGGTTTTATCGGGCGCATAGGGTGAGTAGGTGGCCAACATTGATGCGGGTCACGTTCCAGTAGAGTTGCGTGGCTTCACCGCCGGTGAGCGGCTTCCACTCGTCATGGCTGAACACGGTGCCATCGGATGCGATGAATGTGTTGGGGCGTAGCTTGTGGAGTTCGGCTTCCACATGCTGCCGGTAGGCTTCGGCGAGGCCCTCAAAATCCATGTGGTCGCAGGAGAGGTTTTCGAGGCGTGTCAGGTCGAAGGGTGTGGGGCAGTCGTAGCTGGCGGGGCTGTAGAGCTGGGTGAAGTGGTTGGCGATCTTCTGCATGATGATGTCCTTTTCGTTGCTGATAACGTTGTCGAGGGTTTATCGGGTGGATGCTTTGAGGATGGCGTCTACGTCGATCGTGTCGATCATGTCGTTGAGTTCCTCGGCCTCATTCTCGGAGAGGTGGCGCCAGCCGGGTGGCCCGTATAGGGCGCCGTCGAGGGTGACCGTCCACCGTGGCCGGATGAGTCGTACGGCTTCTTGTACTTTAGCGTGGTACATGCGGCGCACCATATCCAGATCGATGTCGTCTGAATGGTCTCCGGTGAGGCTGTGGAGGCTGAGCGGGTCGATTTCTGTCTGCCTGTAGAGGGATGTGAAGGATGGGGTGATGAGTGTGCCATCCATGGGTGATGTTCCTTTCTGGATTGTCTGGGTTGGTTGTTGTGGTTTCTAGAGTGTGCGGGCTGTGACCCTATAGTCAAGGTGGCGCTCATTCGGATTGAGCGTTTCATGGGGTGTGTCGGGTGTGACAGATGTCACTTAAGCCCTTATGGCCTCTCTCAGCGCCTGAAATATGTCCGGGGTAGGATTATATAGGGTTGACCCTGCTCATCGATTCTAGGGCCCTTCTAGGGTGTCTCAGGGGTATGTCTGGGTGATAGCGGGTGTGGCAAGTGACGCAAACTGGAAGAGGGTGTTCAGTCGGGAGCACTAGATGGTCTGGCTGCACGGGTGCCTGAAGGACTCTTCGTTTATATGAGATATGTCACATCGCCTAGAGTCTAGGGACACCACAGACATCCACCAGCCTACCCTACAGATGGCACAGGGGACAGGAATGCCTCTCTAAGGCGCATAAAGGCCCCTCTGAGGCTCTTGCACCCTCAACCCTAGGTATTTGTACCACAATGATATTCTGATCGATTCTAGGGGCTGTTTTGGAGCTTACACGAGAACAGCACCCAAGAACTAGTCCATCAACCCTTACCCTGGTTAGCTAAGCCTCAACTATGTGGACAGTGTGGGATGCTAAGGGGGAAGAAGGACGCGGTAAAAGAAAGAAGGGGGAGCATCAGCCTTAAAGCCTTAAGGTCTTAGCAGTTAGCACCGAGCCCCCTCAAGGGCTCGGCATCAGCCCGAGCAGGCTCAGCTGATCAGGCACAGCCCTGAAAGGGGTACACGCCATCAGGGAAGGCTTGAGAGTACGAGGAGCCTTAGCGACGAGTACTCGAAAGCCTGAGGGAAGACCATCAGCACTGATGGGCCTAGCGTGTTCGGAAAGGACACAAGAGTGAAGTGTGACAGCTGTCCGGGAGTGAAACCCGTTCCGGCTAGGGGTTTCAGCCTTAACCACCCTCAAAGGTTACAAGACTCTAAGAAAATTTAAGGAAAAGTTTAGGTTTAATTTTTGGACCTTTACTACCAAAAACACCCGTTTACACCCCTCAAACCCGCCTATAGAGCCAAAACCACCAGTTTGACTCATCCCAGGTGGGGTATGATAGGCTGGACAGGTAGCCAGCTGGACGCAAGGCCGAAATCCGCTGACGCGGCTTTCACCCTTACATCCATCAGTCTACCAAAGACTTAAAGACCTAAGGGCTTAGCGCTAAGGTGCTGATAGCTTAGCACCGAGCCCCCTCAAGGGCTCGGCATCAGCCTTAAAGCCTTAAACACTTTAAGTAACTTTATAACCTTAATAGCTTAGCACTTAAAGTTAATTAATAACCTTAAAGGCTTACACACTTAGCACTGAGCCCTTCAAGGCTCAGCATCAGTATAAATACCTTAACACCTAAGTTAAGTATAAAACCTTAAAGGCTTAGCACTTAAGGATATAAACTTAACATCAGTGTTTAAGACTTAAAGACTTATAAGCTTTAAACACTTAAAGTAACTATAAGACCTTAAAGACCTTAAGTACTTAAAGTTAACCATCAGTCTTAAACTTTAACATTATACCTATAAGTCTTAAAGCTTATAGGTATAATAATATAATATAAGTTATAAAAGTTTTAGAAGAGTTAAAGGGTTAACTTCTTTACTTCTCTTCTCTCTTTGGTTCTTTCTCTCTTCTCTTCTTTTCTTCATCAGGGGAGAAGAGGAACCTTTAACCGTCAACGCTGACAGACTTTTCACCGTGTGTCTCGTGTGCTTCTGGTCGCAAGCTCCCATCGCACACTCCCCACACTCTTACACCCGTGTCCCTTTCAGGCTTGGCGTGTTCAGCTGAAGGCGTACGGCGTGTCACGCTTAAACCCTTAACACCAGGTAAGACTTAAAGTGCATATTATAAGTAGAAGACTTTAAAACCTTAAGGGTGTTCCTGCTAAGCCTGTGTCCTTCAACGCTAGGCGCCAAGCGCTAAGCCTTGAAACGCGAACATCCATCCACCCCCATTTTTCTTTCGTGTCCTTCTCTTTTGACACAGCTGGGGGGCGATGTGATCTTTCTCACATACCAGGGGGTGTGGGTAGAAAACAACCACCCCACCACAAACAGAACACCCCGCCAAACGAACAAAACAGCCCCTAGAATCGAACAGCAGGGCAAGGGTAGAGTATTCATACCCCCAACACCTTTCAGGCCGTTAGAGGGGCAAATAAGACCCGTACAGGGCTAGGCGAGGATTGGAGACGTGATGGCACACACCAACCGCACAGCCAGCCAAGCCCACCGACGCTGGCGGCAACGGCTCATCATCCAAGCCCGACAGCAAGGCCAAACCGAATGCCCGCTCTGCGGGGCAACCATCACATGGGACACACACCAGCTGCCCACAAGCCCCGAAGCCGACCACATCACACCCGTCAGCAGGGGAGGACTCAACACACTCGACAACGGGCAAATCATCTGCAGAACATGCAACAGAAGCAAAGGCAATCGCAGCGAACCAAACATCAAATTTCAACAACAAACCACAAAAACACTTGTTTCATGGTGAAAAACCCGCCAACCCCCACCGGGACCACCCCCTGCACACCCGTGCAAGACCTCGTACGGCTTAGTGAAATACCTCCCTTTTGTGGATTTGTCTGTTTGTCGACTTTTTGTGTTGGTGGTGAGTGTTGTGCAGCCTGAGCTTCCTGGGTGTCGTGAGTGGTGTGGGGAGACGCGTCGTTGGTGGCGTGTGTGGGGTGAGGATTCGCGTGCACAGTTTGTGTCTGATGAGGAGTGGCTGTTTTTGTTGGATGCTGCGGTGATTCATGATTGTGTGTGGCGTGAGGGTCGCGCGGATTTGGTGGCTTCGCTTCGTGCTCATGTGAAGGCTTTTATGGGCATGTTGGATAGGTATTCGGTTGATGTGGTGTCTGGTGGCCGTGGTGGGGGTTCTGCGGTGGCGATGATTGACCGGTATAGGAAGCGCAAGGGGGCCTAATGTCGAGTGTGGTTGGTTCTCAGGTTCCTCGTCACCGGGTGGCTGCGGCGTATTCGGTGACTGCTGGCAGTGATGCTGGGGAGTTGGGTCGTGCGTATGGGTTGACGCCTGATCCGTGGCAGCAGCAGGTGTTGGATGATTGGCTGGCTGTCGGTGGTAATGGCAGGCTTGCTTCGGGTGTGTGTGGGGTGTTTGTGCCTCGCCAGAATGGCAAGAACGCGATTTTGGAGATTGTGGAGTTGTTTAAGGCGACTATTCAGGGTCGCCGTATTTTGCATACGGCTCATGAGTTGAAGTCGGCTCGTAAGGCGTTTATGCGGTTGAGGTCGTTTTTTGAGAATGAGCGGCAGTTTCCTGACTTGTATCGTATGGTGAAGTCGATTCGGGCGACGAATGGTCAGGAGGCTATTGTGTTGCATCATCCGGATTGTCCGACTTTTGAGAAGAAGTGTGGCTGCAGCGGTTGGGGTTCGGTTGAGTTTGTGGCTCGTAGTCGGGGTTCTGCTCGCGGGTTTACGGTTGATGATTTGGTGTGTGATGAGGCTCAGGAGTTGTCGGATGAGCAGTTGGAGGCTTTGCTTCCTACGGTAAGCGCTGCCCCGTCTGGTGATCCTCAGCAGATTTTCCTTGGCACGCCGCCTGGGCCGTTGGCTGACGGGTCTGTGGTGTTGCGTCTTCGTGGTCAGGCTTTGTCGGGTGGTAAAAGGTTTGCGTGGACGGAGTTTTCGATTCCTGACGAGTCTGATCCGGATGATGTGTCACGCCAGTGGCGGAAGCTGGCCGGTGACACTAATCCGGCGTTGGGGCGCCGCCTGAATTTTGGGACCGTCAGCGATGAGCATGAGTCGATGTCTGCTGCCGGGTTTGCTCGGGAGCGGCTTGGCTGGTGGGATCGTGGCCAGTCTGCTACGTCTGTGATACCGGCGGATAAGTGGGTCCAGTCGGCGGTGGATGAGGCGAGTCTGGTTGGCGGGAAAGTGTTTGGTGTCTCGTTTTCTCGCTCGGGGGATCGTGTCGCGTTGGCTGGTGCTGGCAGGACTGATGCTGGTGTTCATGTTGAGGTTATTGATGGCCTGTCGGGGGCGATTGTTGATGGTGTGGGCCAGCTGGCTGATTGGTTGGCGTTGCGTTGGGGTGACACTGAAAAGATCATGGTTGCCGGGTCTGGTGCGGTGTTGTTGCAGAAGGCGTTGACGGATCGTGGTGTTCCGGGCCGTGGCGTGGTGGTTGCTGATACTGGTGTGTATGTGGAGGCGTGTCAAGCGTTTCTGGAGGGTGTCAGGTCGGGTGTGATCAGTCATCCTCGTGCTGATTCTCGCCGTGACATGTTGGATATTGCTGTGAGGTCGGCTGTGCAGAAGCGTAAGGGGTCTGCGTGGGGTTGGAGTTCCTCGTTTAAGGATGGTTCTGAGGTTCCTTTGGAGGCTGTGTCGCTGGCGTATCTTGGTGCGAAAACAGTTAAAGTGAAGCGGCGTGAACGGTCTGGTAGGAAGCGGGTGTCTGTGGTATGAACGTTGACGAGTTGGCTCTGATTGAGGGCATGTACGATCGTATCCGAAGGTTGTCTTCGTGGCATTGTCGTATTGAGGGCTACTATGAGGGCTCGAGCCGTGTGCGTGATTTGGGTGTGGCTATTCCTCCGGAGTTGCAGCGTGTGCAGACTGTGGTGTCGTGGCCTGGGATTGCGGTGGATGCTTTGGAGGAGCGTCTGGATTGGCTTGGCTGGACTAATGGTGACGGCTACGGTCTGGATGGTGTGTATGCTGCGAATCGGCTATCAACCGCGTCATGCGACGTCCACCTTGATGCACTAATTTTTGGATTGTCGTTTGTTGCGATCATTCCTCAGGGTGATGGTACGGTGTCGGTTCGTCCGCAGTCACCAAAGAATTGTACGGGCAAGTTTTCGGCTGACGGTTCTCGTTTGGATGCGGGTTTGGTGGTTCAGCAGACGTGTGATCCTGAGGTGGTTGAGGCGGAGTTGTTGCTGCCTGATGTGATTGTTCAGGTGGAGCGGCGGGGGTCTCGCGAGTGGGTTGAGGTGGATCGTATACCGAATGTGTTGGGTGCGGTTCCGTTGGTGCCTGTTGTGAATCGTCGCCGTACTTCTAGGATTGATGGTCGTTCGGAGATTACGAGGTCTATTAGGGCTTACACGGATGAGGCTGTGCGCACACTGTTGGGGCAGTCTGTGAATCGTGATTTTTATGCGTATCCTCAGCGTTGGGTGACTGGCGTGAGCGCGGATGAGTTTTCGCAGCCTGGCTGGGTTCTGTCGATGGCTTCTGTGTGGGCTGTGGATAAGGATGATGACGGTGACACTCCGAATGTGGGGTCGTTTCCTGTCAATTCGCCTACACCGTATTCGGATCAGATGCGGCTGTTGGCGCAGTTGACAGCGGGTGAGGCGGCTGTTCCGGAACGCTATTTCGGGTTTATCACGTCTAACCCACCTAGTGGGGAGGCTTTGGCTGCCGAGGAATCTCGGCTTGTGAAGCGTGCTGAACGCAGGCAGACGTCGTTTGGTCAGGGCTGGCTGTCGGTTGGTTTCCTGGCTGCCAAGGCGTTGGATTCTCGTGTTGATGAGGCCGATTTTTTTGGTGATGTTGGTTTGCGTTGGCGTGATGCTTCAACGCCTACCCGGGCGGCTACAGCGGATGCTGTGACGAAGCTTGTTGGTGCCGGTATTTTGCCCGCGGATTCTCGTACGGTGTTGGAGATGTTGGGGCTTGATGATGTGCAGGTTGAGGCTGTGATGCGTCATCGTGCCGAATCTGCGGATCCGTTGGCGGCGCTGGCTGGGGCTATATCGCGTCAAACTAACGAGGTATGATAGGCGATGGCTTCGGGTGCTATGTCGAGGCTTGCTGCCACCGAGTATCAGCGGCAGGCGATTCGTTTTGCCGGGAAATACGCTGGGTATTATTCTGAGCTTGGTCGTTTGTGGCATTCCGGGAAGATGACAGATGCGCAGTATGTGCGTTTGTGTGTGGAGTTGGAGCGTGCCGGCCATGATGGTTCAGCATCGTTGGCTGCCAGGTTTGTGTCGGATTTTCGCCGGTTGAATGGTGTGGATCCTGGTTTGATCGTGTATGACGAGTTTGATGCTGCCGCTGCGTTGGCGAGGTCGTTTTCGACTATGAAGATTCTTAAGAGTGACCCGGATAGGGCGAATGATACGATTGGTGCGATGGCGGCGGGTGTTAATCGGGCTGTTATGAATGCTGGCCGTGACACGGTTGAGTGGTCTGCGGGTGCGCAGGGTAGGTCGTGGCGCAGGGTGACGGATGGTGATCCGTGCGCGTTTTGTGCCATGTTGGCTACGAGGTCGGATTATACGACCAAAGAAAGGGCGCTTACTACTGGTCATACGCGGCGTCATAAGCGTGGTGGTAAGCGTCCGCTTGGTTCGAAGTATCATGATCATTGTGGTTGTACGGTGGTTGAGGTTGTTGGCCCTTGGGAACCAAATAGGGCTGATGCCGCATATCAGAGGACGTATGAGAAGGCTCGTGAGTGGGTTGATGATCATGGTTTGCAGCAGTCGCCTGGCAATATTTTGAAGGCTATGCGTACTGTTGGCGATATGAGATGATGGTTTCCGGTTGTGTGCCGCCGGTTATCGGTGCACAGGGTTGTCTCCCGCACGGGGGTCAACAATGTTGTGTTGTTTTCCGCAAGGAGTATAGGTTAGGCTATGGCCGATCAGAGTGTTGAAGAACAGAATGTTGACAATGATGCTGTTGAGCCCGGAAAGGGTGGAGACATTGTTGATGTTGTGAAGGATAGGCAGGCTGCCGGCGATGATCATGCCGGTGATGTTTCCGTGAAGGAGGAGTCTTCTTCTGGCACGGATTGGAAGGCTGAGGCCCGTAAGTGGGAGTCTCGTGCTAAAAGTAATTTCGCCGAGTTGGAGAAGCTTCGCGCCTCGGATGGTGATGCGGGGTCTGTGATTGATGATCTTCGCCGCAAGAATGAGGAACTCGAAGACCGGATTAACGGGTTTGTTCTTGAGGGTGTGAAGCGCGAGGTGGCTGCCGAGTGTGGCCTGTCGGGTGATGCGATCGCTTTTCTTCACGGTAGCGATAAGGAGTCGCTTGCCGAGTCTGCTAAGGCTTTGAAGGGTTTGATCGACCATAGTAGTGGTGGTGGCGCGGGTGTGCGCCGTCTTGCGGGGAGTGCCCCCGTTGATGATGTTAAACGACGTGAGGGTGTCGCGTTTGTGGA